ATTTTGTCTTGGGTTCAGCGCACTAGAAACACATTTTCTGTATTTCCCCTATGTTAATTTGGTGCAGTGCAGCATTTTATTTTTTAGTTCTGTTGTTTTTTTTAACAGTATGCTATTTTTATAAAATGAAGATTAGAAAAATTCAGCTGTCTAGGCTTTTGGGTAAAACGCCTGCAGCTATAACCCAAGCAACAAAATCACGCGAAGGGCGTTCACCTGCTTTACCGATTGTAGATGGTAAGTTTATTGATACGCGTAACCCAACCGTTTTATTATATATGGCGGAAGCTGGTGTTGTTCTAACTGACGACCAAATAAAGCTTAAGCTTGGTATCGTGGATAAAGTAAAGCCTGTACCTAAACCTAAACGGGTTAAGAAGGTAAAGCCTGTAAAGGTTAAAGCTGGACCCCATATACCCCCGCTCCCACAACAGCAGCGATCACCCCAAGCGTCAGGACCACGCACAGATTTACCACCACAATCACAGCAGCAGCGATCACCCCATGTACCGACTGCACCACCAGAACCAGACCTTAATTCATTTGAAGCACGTATGGCTAAAGCTAAGCTTCGTAAAATTGAGGCGGATGCAACTAAAGCAGAAAACCAGGCGCTTCAATTACGTGGTAAGCTGGTTGATCGTGCTTTGTTTGTCGATGTGTGTATGAAATATTTAGCTGAACTTAGTGCTAGATTATTAAATGAAATGCCAATAGGTGTTAGCACTGTGGTTGCCGGGCTTGAACAAGACGAAAATTTCACTAATAAAATTGAACAAGAAATACATGACAACGTGTCTATGATTTTACGAGATTCAAAAAGTAAGATCGTACAGACGCTTGAATCACATCCTGAAACTGAAATGATGGTCGATGCTGCTGAATGACCAAACGTATATAAGGGTTTTTAAAATGATGAGAACAACCACTGAAATTATAGAATCCGCTCGTATGGGTGAAGATTGTACTGATGAAGAATTAAGATTATGTATTGTTTCTATGCGGTCACTTCTTATTTTAAATCATTCATTAAATGCAAAGATTGCTAGTTCTGATGGTGTCCCGAATTTAATTAAAATGAAAGCTAAAAATCTGTGGGGTAGTTTGAACACAGGTTTTAACATCCCTATTGATAAAAGGGTTAGTCATGCTGATAGACCTGGTAATCCTGATCTTTATCGTAGGCGTGATCTAGCTAATAAAATTTATAAAGCGTCCCAAAATTAAAGTAATCAAGGGTAATAAGGGTGCTAGATGCTGCTGAATGATCTTTTTATTTAAATTACCATAGATTTTACATTTAGTTTGAATTATGTATTGACCTGCCATGAAAACTGTATATACTCATGATTAAGGAAACGGAAACACAGGGGAAAGAAAATGACAACCACACATATTTTAAAAGCAAAATCATTCAGCAATAAAGCTTTAGGTGAAATTAAAGCAGCACTCCCCGCCTCTGCCAGTTTCAAAAAACAGCACGTCTCGGGCGTTGGCTATGTTTGGTATATCTACAACAGCGCAAAAGAATGTATCGCTCACGTTTACAAGGATTTTTCAGGTATGAATCTTCTGGTGAAGTCGTGACAACAGCACCAAGTCACCTTTTCGTACACAGAAGAACCGGAAACGCGATGGAGCTGAAAAAACGAAATTCTGCAAATGTTGCAACTTATTATGTTTTAGATAAAAACTTCCGTCGCACAAAAATGACAATGTTTGCTCTTTGCCGGGATTACCAAACAGATCGCATTGCGATTTGCCACGACAAAAACATAATGCAGCTTTGTTAGGAGGTTATAATGAATAATATTAACTGGAGATGGCCGGAAACGCCTGAAAACGGATTGATCCCGTGGTGGGTGATCTTGCGAAAATCACCGGGGTTCGCGTTGTATATCGCAGGAATATCTGTGGCGTTTGCTGGATGCTGGATAGCGTATGAGAAGAAAGACGCTCTTGATTTTTGGAAAAGGAACGGATGGTAATATGAAAAACACCCACGGCGGCAAACGCCCCAATTCAGGCCGGAAGAAATCGAAGCCAACAACGAAAATGGTTTCAATGCGGTTTCCGATTGAGGCACTGAAAAAGATTAATGCGGACCGTAATGGTGAAAGCTTGGTCAAGTTCTTGTTGCGGAAAGCTGGGTATGAAATGATGATCGATGCTGCTGAATGATCAAACGTATATAACTGATGGGTTTAATTCGCTACCTGTTGAAGTCGTTAAAATGTCAGTTAGTGAGTGGGCAGAGAATAAACGTTTTATTCCTTCTGAGTTATCGCCCCGCCCTGGTTTCTGGTCAAACACCTGGAACCCTCATTTTGTTGAGATCATGGATTGCTTAAGCGATAATAGCCCAATACAGCAAACCACTCTGATGAAAGGTGCACAAATCGGTGCAACAACGGCTGCTGAGAACTGGATAGGGTACACCATTGATGAAAGCCCTGCACCGTTCTTTTATCTGACTGCTGATAAAGATTTAGCAGAATCAGCAATGGAAGTGAAAATTAGTGCTTTAGTCAATCACTGTGGTTTGTCTGATAAGATTAAAGCCAGTGATCCAACATCGCGCCGTACTGGTAGTACCAAAACATTAAAAGAATTTACAGGTGGTTTTATTCGCGCTGTGGGTGCTAACAACCCTGGTAAGTTACGTGCTATATCGGTTAAGCGTTTTTATGCTGATGAATTAGACGGTATGCCCGATACGGTAGGTGATGAAGGTGACCCTGTACGACTAGCTCAAAAAAGAACAAACGCATACGGTAAGCGTCGTAAGATGTTCTTTACATCCACACCGACGATTAAACAAACTTCTAAAATTGATCGATTATATAAAGAAGGTGACGAGCGCCAAAGGTACGTACCTTGCCCTCATTGTGAGTTTAAACAAACACTGGTTATGAAGGGTAAGCAGGAAGACGGGCGTGAATATGGTTTAAATATTGAGGTTGATAAAGACGGTTATTTAATTCCTGAAGAGGTTTTTTATATTTGCTGTGAATGTGGTGCAGCTATTTATGATCATCATAAACCGGCTATGTTTGCAAACGCTAACCAGGTTGTTGATGGTACGCCTTATGCAGAGTGGCGCCCTACATCCAGGGCTAAAGATGATTTCACAAGATCATATCACTTGAACGCTTTATATTCCCCGCTTGGTATGTATTCATGGGTTGATATTGCCCGTGAGTTTACTGAAGTTTTTGACGTTGTAACAGGGCGGGTTAAAGATGTTGATGGTTATAAATCTTTCGTCAACACCATTACCGGCCTACCATGGGAAGAACGCGGTGAGGCACCCACATTTGAACGGGTGATCACTCACAGGCGGGCCATATATGGCCGCAATCAGATACCCAATAAGGCAGCATTACTTGAGACAGGGTCACCTGTTGTCATGCTTACAGCAGCTGCTGACGTCCATAAAACCCGCATTGATATTGAAATATTAGGTTGGTGTGCTGATGGTCGTTCGTTCTCGGTTGATTGGCGACACCTTGAACCTGAAGAAAACAAAACTGTTGAAGATGCTGATTCTTTAATGTGGTTCAAGTTAGCTGACATAATTGAAAACGAGCGGTGGGTATCTGACGATGGTAGGTCATACCCAATTAAACTAACTTTGGTTGATGCAGGTTATGCAACTGATTCGGTGCGGTCATTTTGCGGCCGGTATTCATCAGGTGTCATACCTATTTTTGGTCGTGACAGTATGCGCAAAACAGCAGCCCTCAAGAACTTCTTTTTTCATGATAAGACACACGCTGCTGACATTAATGTCACTTTGTACAAAGATAGGCTTGCAAGCTGGCTTCGTTCTGATTGGCGTGATGGTGAAGACCAACCCATGGGTTACCCGAACTACCCACATGATTATGGTGATGATTATTTTAGAGAGTATGAAGCTGAACAAAAAATGGTTGAGAAAAGCCGCAAGACCGGTGAAGTAATTGGTTATAACTGGATAAAAATTCCTAACAAACCAAACCATGCTTGGGATTGTAGGGTCTATAACATGGCCGCGCTGGATATGTTTGCCTTACAGGTCACGCGTGAGCTCAACGAAGACCCTAAAGAATTACGTATTGATTATGCTGCATTCTGGAAATGGGCGGTTGAATTTGGTGAAGGTGTTTTGTGGGTTGATGTAAATTAAATTGACGTGGTGGGTTGACAAGGTGGAATTATCTTACTAGTATCTAGGGAGTTAAACAGTTAGAGGGTTTTAAAATGAGCGTTCAAAATGATATCGAAAGAATTACCGACAAGCTGCAACGCGGGTTAATAACATCGGGTGAGGCTAATGTTGAGATGGTCTTGGTCGAACGCTTCAGGATTGTAAAAGTCAAGATGCCTCGAGCTGTTCGCAAAGCATTAAACGAAGCGGTTAAAATCGGAACGTTGGGTCACCTTAAAAAAGAAGGTCTTAAGCCAGAAGTTTATTTTCACCCAACTTTTGATCACTTAGCCAAAAACGCTAGAAATGAAGACGAGAGAAATGCACGATCTGCAATAGCTGGGTGTTTCAAATGACCATCACCTTTAAAGAACTTCGCACCCTCGCCGGTTTCCCTAAGCAGGTTGACCTTGTCAATTTTTTAAATGTCACGCGCCAAACTGTGAATGAATGGGAGAAAGAAGATTCTAAACCTCCCACAGCTGTTTTAATGCTTTTGCGTTTGATGGCTGCTATTGACGACAATGACTGTATCGATGGTGAGACGATTTATCATTTTGATAGCGAAGCAGCTATAAAACTTATTATTGCTGCTATTTCCAGAAAGCTAATTAAATCATTAACACCTTATGAAGTGGGTGTTGTAAACGTTGATATAACTGTACGACCTGAAGTTAGTATTGGTAAAATTTGTTATAAGTTATCAGTTGGTGGGGGTGAGCCAGCAGATACACCTAGTATAATTTTACCTGAAGAAGAATGGGAAAGGTCATGAATATTTCAGATTGTGTAGAAAAAACATGGAAGCAGGAAGCTAAAGAAAAAGAAGATTGGGCTGGTGATTATGACGGTAGTGATTGCCCTAATTGTGGGCGACAACGTGTCATTAAATGTACTAATGGGAAACGCCGTTGTGAAAAATGCAATTATGATGCTGATTCAAACACATATTCAGATTGTCCTAGCCACGTATGGCACTAAACACCAAACCTATTGCCTCTTAAAATCACTTGATGTACTGTACCACCATGACAACAGCTTTCTTAGCAACACAATTAACAGGTCTTGAAACCGTTGCAAATGAATATTTGCGGGTTATCACTGCCTTGTTATCCCGTGACGGTGTGCAAAGTTATGAACTTGACACAGGTCAAGGGCGTCAACGTGTAACGGCTGCTGACCTTCCTGAATTACAGACTACATATGGGTGTTTGATCTCACAAATTCAGACAATGTCACATTGTGTTAACGGTACTGGTGCCACGCATGGGAGGCCATTAAATTGAGTTTTTTTGATCCTAGTTCTACGGGCTCCCCAACACCTCAATCAATACCTACTGTCGATCTAACACAAGTGCAGCCGTTTAGTGATCCTGTTAGTTCGGTTATTGTTGGTGCACTTGATACTATTTTTAATGGTCAAAAATTCGCAACTGGTCTAGGTCCTGCAGCAGCACAACCTGCTATTGATTACAATTTTTTACGTGCTTATTCATGGAAACTATTTTACGAAAACAGCTATGCACGGGGTATTCTATCCCGTTTAATCACTAATGAAGTTGGTACAGGTTTAAGACTTGAATCAACCCCTGTTGCTGAATTACTTAATATATCCCCTGAAGATGCGCGTGAATGGTCTAGCGATGTTGAGAGTAAATTTCGTGTGTGGGCTTCTAACCCTCATTCAGTTGATTGGTCACACCAGTTTAAATTTACCGAGCTACAAAGAACAGCGCGTTTGCATTCGTTAATAAGCGGTGATGTGTTATTTGTTTTAAGATACCCTGCGCCTCTTAACTTGCCTGTTGTTGAGTTGATAGACGGTGCAAGGGTTGCTACGCCTTTTGATTCTATACCAAGTAAAGGTAATAAAATCATTAACGGTGTGGAAGTTGACGAAAAAGGTCGTCATGTAGCTTATCATGTTATCGATAACAATAATGATATCACAGGGTTTAAAACCAAAAGAATAGCTGCTTTCGGGTCCAGGTCAGGGCGTCGTATGTCATGGCTTATGTACTCTGGTGCGCGTCGGTTAGGACAAACGCGTGGTGTACCCCTTTTGGCAGCAATTCTTCAATCTCTTAAAGAAATTGATCGCTACAGGGATGCTGAACAACGTGCTGCTGTTGTTAATGCTTTCTATGCGTTGTCAATTGAGCGTGAAAACGCCGCTACTATTCAAAGCAATAGTATAACAGGCGGTGCTGTGCGTCGTGATACTGTCACTGAACAAACAGCTGCCGGAACTGCACAAATTGATTTTTCAGCACAAATACCAGGCGTACAGCTTGAAAGTTTAGGTGTTGGTGAAAAATTAGTATCACATTCAACAGCCCGGCCTAATGTGAATTTTGGCGGATTCGAAGAAGCTATTATTTCCGCCTGTGCATGGGGTGAAGAGATACCGCCTGAAATCCTACGTATGTCTTTTTCGTCAAATTACAGCGCATCAAAAGCAGCTGTTAACGAATTTAATGCTTATTTAAAATGGCGTCAAAATGCGAACGCAGACCAATCAACTAAACCTGTTTATGAAGAATGGTTGGTTGGTAAAGCGTTGCTTGGCGATATCAACGCCCCTGGATTATTAGAATCGCGCCGTGACCCAAGAAAACGTGACACTGTGGCAGCTTGGCTTATGTCAGAATGGCCTGGTCCGATTAAACCAAGTGTTGATCTAGGTAAAGACGTGAAAGCCTATGTCAATGGTATCAACGAAGGACTTGTTACACGCGAACGCGCCTCTGCTGATTTATTCGGTGTTAGGTATGATGAAACCGTTAAGCGTTTGAAAGACGAGAACGAACGCCTATCAGACGCAAACGAATCTCTTATTGAACAACCTGCAGCAATCACTACTAATGCTCTACTTGATGAAGTAAAAGAAGTTGTTGAAGATGTGGTTGATAATCGTGGTTGATTTATTTACTAAAAAAGTAGACAATGGTTCAACTTTTATGAAAATGGTATATTGATGTACGGCTTTTATTTAATAGACGATGCTGCTTTATCTTTGTTAAGCAAATCTTTTAATGCTTATTCTGAAGCTCTTTGTTCTAATGATAGCGAGTTATTTGAAGCAGATACTGTTTCTGCAGCAACTCGCGCAGCATCTATTCTTATTTTCAATACATCCCGCCCTGCTATGACTATTACAGGTGATCAAGCGCGGGTAGCTGTTCATGGTTCTATGTCGCCGGAGCCCGGATTTTTTACAGGTACAGCTTATTCAGAAATTCGCGCAGATGTTCAAGCTGCGCTTGATAACGAAGCTGTTAGTGAAATTGTTTTAGATATTAATAGCCCTGGTGGTACGACTGCAGGATTTAGTGAATTAGCGTCATTCTTACGTGATGCACGGTCACAGAAAACAATCACTGCTGAAATAACTGGTACAGCAGCTAGTGCTGCTTATGGTGTTGCAGCGCAAGCAAATAAAATTATTGCTTTATCACCGTCTAATGTTATTGGCTCTATCGGTGTGGCAGTTGGTCCTGCTTATGTATCTGAAAATATCGTATCTGCTAGAAGTTCAAAAGCACCTTTAAAAATGCGTCAACTCAGTGAACCTGAAGGTCAAGAAGCATTACAGCCTTTGTTAGACGATCTACACGCGCAATTTGTTGACGATATTGTTGCTGGTCGTGATAAAAAATCAATTACCGTCAATAAAGTAAATTCAAGTTTTGGTAAGGGTGGTGTAATGACTGCCCGTCAAGGGTTAGACGTTGGTATGGTTGATGAAATTATACCTAGTATTAATAACATTACCGCTGACGGTGATGACGATGAATCTACCAGTAATATTGCTGATAGTACGGTCCATAATGCGCCCGCGCAACAGGATCAATTAAAACCGCAATCTGACAAACCCCCGAAAGGAAAAGTCATGGATTTAGATAAATTGCGCGCAGAACACCCTGCTTTGTATGAGAGTGTTATGGCGCTTGGTCGTACTGAAGGTGTTACAACTGAACGCGACCGTGTTAATGCCCATTTAACCATGGGTAAAACAAGTGGTGATATGGGAACTGCAGCTAAATATATCACTGATGGTTCTGAATTCACTTCAGCTGTGCAAGCTGTTTACATGGCTGCAGGTATGAACAATACCGAACGCCTAGCTGCTGTAGCTGATTCGACTGAATCTTTGGGTACTGATGAAACTGCTAACGGTGACGCTGACAAGGTGAAAGCCTTGGCTGGTGATATCGTTAAGCAGTTATCATAAGGGGGTTTTGAGTTATGGTTAATCCTACGACTACAAACAACGATCCTCGCGGACTTGTGTTATTCAACGCAATTTATCGGGATGCTGCAGTAACACGCGGTGCCGCTGGTACATTGCTAAAAGGCACAGTGCTTGCGTTTGATATAGCAGAAAACGAGTACCTACCTACTCAAGTTCTTGGTACTGCAGGTGTTGATGACAACGCTAAAGCTATCATGGTTGAAGACCTGGTTTTTACCGGCACTGAAACACAAGAATTTCGTATTCTTGTGGGTGGTGAAGTTGCTGAAGAGTTGCTTGTTTTCTTTGATGGTAATGACACACCTGCAACTGTTGTTACCGGCACTGGTGACACTATTCGTACTCAATTGCGAGACTATGGGATCAACTTGAACAGTGTTCTTGATGATTCCATTCTTGATAACCAGTAAGGGGTTTTTACAATGGTTACTTCACTTCTACGCCAAGCCATGGCAGAAGCATTTGTACAAATGCCTCGTACTTATGACTTCTTCACATCGATGGCGCGTTCTGCTGACAACACACATGTTTTTTCAACTGAAGCTATCGTTGTTGATATCCTTCGTGGTAACGAGCGTATTGCTGTTGATGTTCTTCGTGGTACAGGTGGCCGTTCCGATAGTATGCGGCGCTTCACCACTAAAGAATACACGCCGCCTATGTATGATGAGAACAGCCCTATTTCGCCTTCGGAGTTGTTGAACCGTATTCCAGGTAATGACCCGTTCAGCAACCCACAGGCGGCTTTAAATATCGCTTCTGTGATTGTTTCCGAACAGCAGAAACACGCCAACGATATCACCAGGGCTATTGAAAAACAGGCGTCAGACGCTTTGTTTACTGGTACAATTCCGCTGGTTAACGGTGACACCATCGACTTTAAGCAAAAAGCCACACACCAGATCACTGTGGGTACTGCTTGGTCAACTGTGACAGCAGATGTTATTGGTGATATCACGGGCGCGGTTGAAGTCAACCGCCAAGATGGTAAAATTGAATCTAATGTGCTTGTATTTGGCACAGATGCTTTGAAAGATTTCTTAGCATCTGATCAAATGGCAGACGCGGCAAACTTCCGGCGTATCGATCACATTGCTATCAACGCGCCTCAATGGATTGGCAATGGTGGTGTTCTTCATGGTGAAGTCACTATTGGTTCGCATAAACTCGAAGTGTGGTCATATCCTCAAAATTATGACGTACCGTTAGGGTTTGGTTTACCTAACGAGGGAACCGCTGTTCCTTATGTACCTGCTGATAAAGTGCTGGTTATGTCTTCAGAGACACGCTTTGATTTGTACTTTGCCGGTTTGCCTATTTTGGTGCCTACAGTCGGCACGGCTCTTGAGTCGTTTATGAGTAGTGTACCTCAATTCGCACCTATGCGGTTCCAGCCTTACGGCAACGTTGATGATCGTCGTGTTAACGTTGAAGTGGGTGTACGTTCAGCACCGCTCTTTGTACCAACTCAAATTGATGGCTTTGCTGTCATTGACACAGCGCCTTAAAGGAGGGTTTGAAAAATGTCTTTATATTCTCTTGTAAAAGGCAAATCGTACCGTGCAGTTCGGGGTGGTTTAATCCATCCCGGCGCGCAAGGCACGCTTGATAAGTTCAAAGAATGGCTTGGTGACGACGAATACAAAAAAGCCTTTAAAGCTGAAGCTTTCGTCAAGGTTAAGGTTGAAGCTGAAGCTGTTGATGATGAAGTTGCTGTAAAGAAAGCTGAAGCTTTCGTCAAGGTTAAGGTTGAAGCTGAAGCTGTTGATGATGAAGTTGCTGCAAAGAAAGCTGAAGTTGCTGCAAAGCGTAAAGCTAAGACTGCTGCAAAAAAAGCCGATGCTAAGCCTGCTGCAAAAAAAGCCGATGCTAAGCCTGCTGCAAAAAAAGCCGATGCTAAGCCTGCTGCTAAATCAACACCACCTGCACCTGTACCCAACCCTGCGCCAAACCCTGTTACAGGTGGTCCCGTGACAGGTGGCGCAAATGGTTAATTATGTTGTTAACGCTATGCGTACCGTTACCACTTTACGCGGCCCTATGAAATCAGGTAAACTTGTTTTTGCGTCTGATTTTACACGCGGCGAAAAGGCTTTAGTAGACCTTGTCAGAAACGGTTCAATTATTGAATCTAAAGTAGAGCCTACTGAAGCTGAAATACGTAAAGCTGAAGCGAAGCCTAAAAAATGAGTATTGTAGACTTGGCCGAAAATGATCTAGCTTTGACGTTAGAATCTACTTCTGACTTCGGCCAAGTCTACAATCTTACTAACCCTGCAGGTGACGTACAACCTGATTTAAGTGGTCAATTTTCTTCTATAAGTCAGTTTATTGATCCTGACACAGGTGTTGAAGTTTCCGGTGATTTTATCCAGGTAACAGGTCGTATATCAAGTATTACAATTGGTGTACCTGTAGGTATTGAGGATTCATCATCTACGCCCTGGTTGATTACTCGACTTACTGAAGTTTTTAAAATATTTAAAACATTACCTGATAAAAAACTTGGTATTGTGACCATGGTACTAGAACCTTATAAGGTTACGCCATGACCATAGATACATTAATTGATAAGCTTGATACTTTTGAAATTGTGCGTAATCAAATTGCGCAAATTTTAGCTGATGAAGTCGCGTCACAAATGGCGTTAGCAACAACAGCAACTAAAGACCCTGAACTATGGGATATGACAATTTTTGCTGAACGGTTTAATCCTTGGGAATTATTACGTGATTCCAAATCAATAGTACCTGTCGTCAATGTTTGGTACGATAGGTCAACATTTAATAAATCAGCAAGCAATGTTGTTGCGCGTCAACAAACAGATGGTGTGTTTAATATTGATATTGTCGCAAACGGTAACGCTGCTGACGATGGTGCAGGTGGTCATACACCAGGTGATAAAGACGCTATTACTAATGTTCAACGCGGTGCGCGGTTAGCTCGTAATATAATTATGTCAGCTAACTATACTTACCTAGACTTAAGGGGTATAGTAGGTCGTCGCTGGATTGCTAACGTTCAATCTTTTCAACCTGACCAAGGTAATCAAGCATCACCGCGTGCTGCAGGTATGAGAATAACATTGAACGCTGTATTTGATGAATTTAGTCCACAGTTTACCCCTGAAGTTTTAGAGGGTGTGGACGTAACAATTAAACGCGATACTGACGGTAAAGTTTTAGCCAAAATGGAGTTTCCAGAATCATGAGTATTTCAAATAGTGCGGTTGCGCGTGTTGTTGGGATTGAAGTAAATTTTAAAGACCTTCGTGCTGGTCAGATTTTATTTTTACCACAACGTATCGCTATTGTTGCGCAAGGTAGTGATGCTGTTACATATGCGTCGACACCTCGTCAAATTTCAAACCAGAAAGAAGCTGGTGAGACTTATGGTTTTGGTTCACCAATTCATTTAGCCTCACTTGAATTATTCCCGGTCAACGGTGATGGTGTCGGTACGCTCCCTGTGACCGTATACCCACTTGATAAAGATGGGGCTGGTGTTGCTTCAGCTGGTACCAGTACGCAGGCAGGTTCACAGACAACTTCGGCTTCTTATCAAGTTAAGGTGAACGGTATTCTATCAGACCCGTTTACTATTTTATCAGGTGCGGCTGCTGCATCCGTAGCCGTTCAAATGGCTGCAGCAATCAATGGTGTTGTTGCAATGCCTGTAATTGCTGTTGATAATGCTGGTGTGCTTGAACTTACGGCTAAGTGGTCAGGTGTATCAAGCAATGACATTCAGGTTGAAATTATCGGTGTTGAAGCCGGTATCACATTCACAGTGACTGCCATGACTGGTGGGCTTGTTAACCCTGATGTTGATGATGCTTTAGCTTTAATTACTTCTGTTTGGGAAACGTTTATCATTAACCAGATGGAACCAGGCGATGTGGTAACATTAGGTAAGTTTCAAGCGTGGGGTGATCCTCGGTGGGGTGATGACGCTCAAAACCCTGATGTAACGATGCCCGCTGTTGTAATGACTGGTGAACCTGAAGCTGACATTGCAGTTGCTGAAACAATCCCGTCAGGTCGTAAGACAGACCGGGTTAATGCTTACGCTACGTTACAGGGTTCAACAAACTTACCTATTCAGATCGCAGCCCGTGCGGTTGCGCGTGAAGCCGTGGTTGCTGATAATAACCCGCCTCAAGATTACGCAGGTAACCGTTTGACAGGCCTTGAAATTGGTGCGTCAGATGATTTTTGGTCTTACGTGGAACGTGACCGGGCGGTTAAAGCAGGTCTGTCAACTGTTGAGCTTGTTGACGGTATTGCTGAACTATCTGACACAGTGACGTTCTATCACCCTGATGGTGAACCTGTACCTGCTTATCGGTACGTTGTGGATATTGTCAAACTACAGCAAATCATTTTCAATACACGTTTGATTTTTGCGCGTGATGACTGGAATGGTTCACCGCTGCTACCTGATAATCAGGCTACAATTAACCCAACTGCTAAACGTCCTAAAGATGCAATTGCTGAAGTATCGGCTATGATCGACAGCCTTGCTTTAAATGCGATTATTTCAGACCCTGATTTTGCAAAAGCGTCAATTGTGGCTGCTATCGATAGTCAAAACCCTAAGCGTCTTAATGTAACATTTACCGTCAAACTTTCTGGTAATACAAATATTATTGCTGTTGATTTGAATTTTGGTTTCTTTTTCGGAGGTACTAGCTAATGGCCGGCGGATCAATTGAAAGTATTGCGATTAACGGTCGCAACTTTTCGGTAACAGCTGATGCAGATGTTACCCGTAAATTAGGCGGGTTTGAGAACGAACAACAACCTAATGGTGATGGCACAGCGCGTAATATTAAATCGCGTGTCCCTTGGTCCTTGTCAGGGCTTGTTGTCGGTACTGATGATAACCGTGGTGATCATGAGTTCTTGCAATCTGTTGCTGATGGTAATGACAACGTTGCTGTCAACGTTACCTATGCTGACGGGTCTGTATATCAAGGTACTGGTGGTATCACTGGTGAACTTGCGCAGACTAACCAAAATCAAGCATCTGCGTTTGATATGATGGGTCCCGGTAAGCTCACAAAACAATAAAGGTTGATCGATGTCTAAGATTGATAAAAATACTGCTACGAAAGAAGTATTAAGTGTTCTGTCTGCTTGGTCAGATGGTTTGGAACTACCTGATTTTACACTTGATAATACACCTGAAGAACGCCAACGCAGGGATGTATTTAATGCGCTTGTTGGGTACATTGAAGCCGGTGTTATTTTTACTGACGGGTCTGAACATTTTAGTTATAAGTATGTTAATGGTGAGATCGTTGAATCCATTTTAAAGTTTGGTGTACCGCTTGGTGAAGCATTTATGAATATGAACGGTATGACGGGTGCTGATATTGTTCGTTTTGCTGAATCAATGTGCAAACAACAAGCAGGTTTCTTTGCTAATAAAGACGCACGCTTAACGAAGAAGGCGGTGGTTATCGCTACGATTTTTATTTTGTTACCATAGTTGAATTCCCCACTAAAAACGAGGATTTAACAACGCGTGTAGGTTGGTGTGCAGTTAAAGAAATGATTTGGTTATTAGTTCGTAACTGTCCTGGTATACCTGATTACAGAACCTTAAAATTAACTGAGTTAAGACAACTTTATAAATTCCTTCTTACGGAGTTACAGTAAATTGGTAGCATTCCCAGCTGAAATAATTTTCAAAGCTACTGACCAAGTATCTGGTAAAATAAGGCGTATGGGGCGTGGTGTTAATAGGACAATGCGCCTAATGTCTGCATCAGTTAACCGCCTTGACCGTAATATAAATAAATTGGGCGGCACTGCATCAGCTGCTTTTGGTGCGTTAGGTTTGGCAGGTGGTGTCTTTGCCGTTCAACGTGCTATGCAATCAGCAATCATTACAGGGGCTACATTTGAACAAACTCTTGTGAATGCGTCGGCAAAGTTCCCAGGCGGTATCAAACGCGGTACAGCAGCCTTTAACGAGCTTGAAGAAGCTGCTGCAGATGTTGGGCGTACAACTGTGTTTACAGCATCAGAAGCAGCCGGCGGTTTGAACTTCTTAGCTATGGCAGGGTTCAATGCTAAACAATCCATTGCAGCTTTACCTATTGTCACAAAATTAGCTGTTGTATCACAAACTGATCTTGCTGAAGCAACAGACATTGCAACAGACGCTCTTGGGGCTATGGGTTTAGAATCAGATGATGCTGCTACAAAAGCTGCTAATTTGAACCGTGTTGTTGATGTTATGGCAAAAACAACTACAACAGCTAATACTGATATGCGTCAATTATTTGAAGCCATGAAAGAAGGTGGGCCTGTCGCTGTAAAATTAGGTGGTGATATTGAAACATTCGCAGCGTTAGCCGGCGAGCTCGCTAACGCAGGTATCAAGGGTTCTAATGCTGGTACTACTTTAAAGAATGTATTTTTACGTCTGGCTGCACCAACTAAAGAAGCTGCTAAAGTTATGAAGGGTTTGGGTGTAGAAGCTAAAGACGTTGCAACAGGTAATATGCGTGATGTTGTCGATATCCTTGGTGATCTTGGTGGATCGCTTGACGGGCTTGGTTCTGCAGATAGAGCCGGTGTGTTAGATGCTATATTTGGTAAAATCCCTATCGCTGGTGTGAATGTATTATTGCAATCAGGTTCTGATAAATTACGTGATTATCGTAAGCGTTTGGAAGACGCCAAAGGTACAGCTGATGAAATGGCTAAGACCATGGGCGATACGGTGACAGCAAGTTTTAAAACTTTGTTATCGTCTGTTGAAAGTGTTGGTATTGGTTTCTTTAAATTAAACCGTGGTGCAATTTCTGAAACAATCGAAACTGCTACATCATGGGTGCGTACTGTTGATGACGCAATTCGTAGCAATCAAGTTTTAGCACAAGAGATTCAAGGTAATTTATTCAACATAATTAAAGGCGGTGGTCAAATTGTTGGTGGTTTTATCGTCGTTATGATTGGTTTAAAAGTAGCTGTGTTTGCAGCGCGTACTGCTATCATGGCGTACAATATAACCATGGGTGTTTTCAAAGGTATTATGTTTGTTGCTACGGTAGCAACTAAGGGTTTTGCTCTTGCGTTCAAGCTTGTCAATTTAGCAATGAAAGCAAACCCGATAGGGTTAATAATCACAGGTGTTGGTTTACTTGGCACCGCTGCAATTTTATTAATTAGTAATTGGGATAAAGTTGGCGTATTTTTTACTGGTTTATGGGCGTCAATTATAAGTGGTGTCGATAATGTGGTATCTGTTTTAAGTGCTATATCATCACCGTTCAAAACAATTTTTGAAGGTGTTTCTGGTTTAAAAGGTAGCTTGTCCGGTATTTTAGGTGGTGATGATACACCAGCAACACCTTCTGCTGTGTCATCACCTGAAGCCAGAACAGCGCGAAGCATTGAAGAACGTACACAGACTAACAGGACTGAAATTACTGTATCACCTGCAGCAGGTGCATCTGCAGCACGTACCGGGCCTTCAGTGCCTGGTGTAACGGTCCTTGATACAGCAGGCGCGTTCTAATGGCTTGGCAGGATCGAATCAGTAAAGGAAAATATAAGGCTCCATCGGGTGAGGAGATTGAATTTGATTTTGCTGATGTGCGGTTGGGAGTTGATAAAAAAACTTCTGTGTTCACATTCTCAAACGTAGCCGGTGCTTTTGTCCAAGATAAAGGTACAGGTGCGACAACTTTCCCTTTACGTATTTTTATAGCTGGTGACATTTATAACCTGCTTGCTGATAAATTTATTGCAATGTTATCTGAAGCGGGACCAGGTTTATTAACACACCCTATTTATGGTCAGAGAACAGTTGTTCCTGTCAAAATAAGTCGTCGTGACGATCTTGTTAGCGCGGCCGGGCAAGCTATTTTTGATGTACCGTTCATTGAGACATTAACCGAACTCTTTCCCCGTGGTATTTCTGACAATAAATCAATTGTGAATGTATTAATTAGTGATTTTGACGGGGTAGTATTTACTGATTATGATGATAATTTAGTACTTAACACAAGTTCTGAGACAGCGAATACTAAAACATTCATTGAACAATCGGTTGATTCTATCAATAGCACTTTACGGCCAATAGCTGATTTAACTGATACTGTTGTTAGAGAGTTTGACGACGCGGTATCAGGATTGAAAAATGGTATTGATGCTTTAATTAATGTTCCTGCTGATTTAGCACGGCAAGTAAACAGACTTATAAGAATTCCAATAAATGCGACTTTATCACTACAGGCTTCTTTTGACGGTTTTTTGTCTTTATTAAATTTTCAACAGCAAAATATTTCAAGTACAATAGACAGTTTTGGAAGCAATGAATATTACACCCGTAGACTTATTAACTATTCAGTAATGACTGCGTTAGTAGATTTTACAGTAAACCAAGCAGGTTACAGAAGCAGACAAGATGCTATTGCTGCTGCTAATTCTCTTGATACTGAATTTACATCAGTTGATACTTGGGATGCTACCCAACGTGCAACGTTAGGTATTATTGACACTGGTGTTATTTATCAACCTATTCAAGAGGCAGTAGCGCGTGAGCGCGGCCGGTTAACATCAGATACTTTTGAATTACCTTTAGAGCGTCGTTTCTTCACTGACCGCACACGTAATATTGTTGAGTTAGCTGTTGATTTATATGGTGATGCGGATGATGAAACAATCAATAAGTTGATTGAGACAAATAATTTTATAGGCCCTGACTTGCTGCAAATACCTAAAGGTCGTCAAGTGGTGTTTTTTAAATGAGTGAAATAACTTTAAAAATTAATAATCGTCAATTCGATTTTTGGTCATCGTTCAGCTTGACCAGGTCAATAGGTTCATCTGACACATTTTCATTTGAAGCACCTATGGTACCTGAAAATAAAGCGTTCAGAGATACTTTTAAACCTCTTACTTTTCAATCCATAGAAGCTTTTATAGATGGTGTTAAATCATTAACTGGTGTGGCTGTAGGTATAAACCCCGTCAGTGATCCTTCAGGGTCACGGGTTGTTATTAACGGGTATGCTAAGACAGGTATACTTAGCGATTGTCAAATATCATCAGACGAATACCCTATTGAATATATTGATTTGAATTTTGAACAAATTGCTAGAAAAGTTATTGAACCGTTTGGTGTCGGTGTTGTTATAAAAGATGGTGTTGGTCAACCTTTTGAACTTGTTGGTGCCAACATATCGCAAAAAGCAATGTCGTTCCTTGCTTCATTAGCTAAAGAGCGTGGTCTTGTATTAGGTACAAATGGTAGTGGTCAGCTGGTTGTCCAGAAAGCTAATGTAGATGATAAACCTATTGCTGTTTTAACAGATGGTGAAGCAGGTGTATCAAATGTAGCAATGACTTCTGATGCTCAAAAGATTTACAGCAGTGTGACTGCTATGGGCTCAACATTACCAGGGTTACCTGCTGATAAATATACTGCTAAAAATAATCGTGTGACAGCCTTTAGACCGTTCGTTTTCAATACTGAGGGTGCAAGCGGTGGCGATACTAAAACAGATGCTGAAGCGCGTATAGGACGCATGTATGGCGATGCTTTGAGTTGGTCTGTAGATGTTGCTGCTTGGTCTGGTCCTGATGGTAAAATCTGGCAACCGAATACTATTATTTCATTACTGGCACCTGACGCTATGATCTACAGTCAAAGTAGGTTTTTAATTAAAACTGTTTCATTACGACAATCAGCTAATGAGGAAACGGCAACCTTATCTTTAGTTCTCCCTGAATCGTATTCAAGCAAAGTACCGGAGCGGCTACCATGGGAGTAATAGGTAGGGTTTTAGGTTTTGAGTTTGTTACTAAAAGCGGTGGTATTAACTACCCTGCTTTAACCGTTGAAGATCGTGCTGGTGATAATCGTGTTGTTGAATATTTTCAATCTTCTGGTGAAGATAGCCCACCTTTACCAAATGACAACGTTGCTTTAATCGATGTTCAGCGACAAGGCGGTAAGTCAGCAGTCGGTGTGATGGATAATAAAAACACAGGTGTTGCTGTACCTGGTGAAAAACGTATTTATGCCCGTAATACAAATGGTGCGGTAGTTGCTGAATTTCATTTAAAAGGCGATGGTTCATTTTCATTAACTGATAAAGCTGGTAATTATTCATTTTCAATTAACGCCGCAGGGGATGCTGCTTTAGTTTGTACTAGTTTTGAAATAACTACACCAACTCTAACAAACAATGGTACAAATATTGGTGACAGTCATAATCACTCGCAAGCAAATGATTCAAATGGTGATACTGAAGCCGATACAAGCGGGCCGCAATAATGTCAGATTTATTATTATTCCAAACTAATGACGGTGGTGAGATCGAAGTAATTAACGGTTTTGTCACGCTTACTGATGATCTACAGACAGCTTCTTATTTGTCTATGTTTGGTGGTGATTCCTGGTTCGCTAATGATCTACAAGAAAACCCGGCTTCAAAAATGAATGCTGAAACAGGGCGTGTAATTGAAACAACTAACCCGTCATCTTCAGGTTTGTTAGCAGTTGAAGATGCTATTAAGCGTGATCACGCGTGGATGATTACCGAAGGCTTAGCTAGTGCTGTTGACGCTGAAGCTAATTTAGATGGTTCAACACTTACTATTATTATCAATATAACCTATGATACAGGTGATACCGTCCGCTTGAACTTTGAATTAAACTGGAGTGTGGCAGCGTGAGTGCACCAGAACAGAAATCAACAACTGAGATTGCCAATAATTTACTTGCGCAATTTACAGCGATATTAGGCCAGACAGCCAGCACTGTATTCAAGTCAGCATTACGGGTTATTGCTTTTGCAGTCGGTGGTGTTTTTACATTATTGTGGAAATATATAGGTTGGGTATTCCAACAGATGTTTGTGCAAACGGCAACATTTGGTGAAGTGATTATTAATGGTTTACCAATAAACCCCCTTGTATTTTGGGGTGAGTTAATCGGTGTAGGTGGTCCTGAAGCCGCGTCACAAGCTGAAGCGACTGTTGACGTCATTGTCACTGTGCAAACGGGTTCTATAGGTGCTGGTTCGCAGCTAATCAAATCTGACACGGGTGTTGTATACGCAGTTCAAACATCAGTTCTATTAGACGCGCCAACTGTGATCGTCACGGTTAAAGCCGTATCTGACCAAGATGGGGGTGACGGGTCCGGTTCTATTGGTGATGTTACGGCCGGTGATGCCTTACAATTTGTTTCAGCTTTTTCAAATATTGACCGTAATGCAGTTGTTAATACATCATTGGTTAATGGTGAAGATGCTGAAGAAGAAGCCATTTATAGACAGCGTGTTATTGATCGATTCAAGTTACGCCCTCAAGGCGGTGCTGGTATTGACTATGTTATATGGGGTGGTGAAGTACCGGGTGTTGTTGATATCTTACCATATGTGAACGATACTGACCCTGGTGTTGTTGACGTTTATGTTGAGACAACTAACCCACCTGATGGAATACCTACACCTTCTGAACTTCAGGCCGTGCTTGACGCGATTAATAAAGATGAAAGTGGGTTAGCCACACGCCGCCCTATCACAGCTTTTGTAAATACAATAGCGATAACGCGCACTGATTTCACTGTGACTGTCACAGGGATTACAGGGGTGTCTGATTTACCCCAAGTGCAAACAGATATTAACACGTCATTAACCACATTCTTTACGGCAAGGCGTCCTTTTATCGATGGTGTGACCTTACCCCCGCGTACCGATAAAATAACCCAAACGGCAATTATTGGAATTGTTGAAGATATTGTTACTGCTGACAATGGCACATTCACAGATGCTGAATTTGAATTGTCTAGCGGTGGTGGGGTTATCCCTAGTTATACTTTAGGCACCGGTGAAAAAGCCGCACTTGATACCGTGGTGTTTGTCTAATGCGCGGGGTTGATTGGTTCAAGTCTTTATTAGGTAACGGGCTCGCTTACCGCTTGCCGATTAATTCAAACCATCGTGGTTTATTCGAAGGTTTAGGACGTACTGCTGATGATGTTGAAGAAGATAGTGGTGATGTATTATTTGATATCTTCCCTCAGTCAACCCGCGCGTTAGAGGAGTGGGAGGCGCAATTTGGTTTATCTAATACAACAGCGAGCGAACAAGATAGGCGTGACCGGGTTGAATCACAATGGCGTGCTGTAGGTGGTCAATCACCATCATATTTACAAGGTGTTTTAAGGTCGGCTGGTTTTGATGTTTTTGTGCATGAGTGGTGGGAAGTTAAAGCAGGACCTATCCAGGTAACTATGGGTTTATCAGCAACGGTATGTGATCCTACCGCCTGTATTGACCACGTTAGTAATATGGGTGATAGTCGGTCAACAATGGGTGCAACAGTACCTGATGTAAGAGTGCAACGTGACCCTAGATCATTTGTAGGTGATTGGAATACGTATTTTGGTGGCGGTGCTACAATGGGTGGCGGTGCTACAATGGGTAGGCAAGGTTACTTATTGCGTAATACTTTAACTGAAGACCCTAGTGTCATACCTAATGATACAAGTAAACATCAGTTCTTTTGGTATATTGGTAGTCAGACATTCCCTGATTCAGTTAACATACCGCTAGAGAGACGTGAAGAATTTTTAAACACAATTCAGAAAATACGCCCAAGACATACTTGGATTGTACTTTTGGTTAATTTCGGATAAGGTCTAATCATGGCTATTAATTATGAACTTACTTATGTTGGTCAAGCTGACCCTGCTGACGCGGAATATCCTTTTGGTAAAGTCAGAAATGACGTGGTACCAGGTGATAATTCTGGTACACCATTAGACGAGGCTTGGGGGCTTGATATGAGTGGTTATCATGCAGCCGCAATGCGTCAAGCAGGTATTACAGCTGTAAGCAATGCACCTGATAAAGTCGGTAGTTCTGAGATTTTACAAGGCCTAGCACGCCATATGTCAGGTGGTGCAACATTCATGCAAGATTCAGGTGCTGCAGACGCTTATGTTCTTGCCCCGCCTGGTTCTGTGCCTACAAGGTTTGAAGCGTCAAATGTCTTGTTTGACGGTATGACCGTTGATTTCTACGCAAGTGCTGGTAACGCTACAACAACCCCCACTGCTGCGATGAATGGCACAACAGCTAAGACTATTGTGCGCGAAGACGGCACAGCGTTAGTTATCGGTGATATTGACGCTGTGATCATGAACAGAATTCAATATAATAGCGGCCTAGATAAGCATGTATTACTTAGAGGTGTTGTAACAGAGACACCAATCACCCGCGATTTTATTATATTACGTGATCAAAAAACAAACGGAACAGTTAGCGGGACATTTACGAGCGGTGCGCGCCGAACTCGTGATTTAACCTTAGAAGCGTTAGACACTGGTAACCATTGCACCCTTGCTGCAAATCAGTTCACCCTCGCTGCAGGTACATACAACTACAGACACAACGTGCAGGCACATAAAGTAGATGGTCACAAATCATGGTTACGAAATATTTCTGATTCTGTCGATGTGGCAGTAAGCAACGTTGGTTTTTCAGATGCTTCATTTAGCTTAAATATTGCCTCACTGGTAGAAACTCAGTTTACAATAGCTGCAGTGAAGACTTTTGAAATACAACATATATGTCAATCAACACAGATAACCAGTGGTTTCGGAACAACTGCTGTCGGGTTAACAGATGTTGAAATTTATTCCCAGGTTTGGATGGAGAAGGTGGGTTAATTATGGATATTGCTTTAACGCTTAAAGAAATGGGTTTTATGGACGGCTTTGAATCCCCCTCACCTGATTTATCATCTTACGCGGCTATGAATTCTAATTGGCGTGATGAAGAAACAGACCCACCAACACTTCAACAAATGCAAACCGCTTGGGATGCTTTGAATTTAGCAACTGTTTTAAACACCAGATTAAACGATGTGTCTAAATTGTTTGATCAAAAATTTGCCGTTGGTTATTCGTTCATTGACCCCCAATCAAACCAACAAGTTTTTAAACCTGACGATAGCGGTTTACGTTGGCTTGATCGCTCTGCATTGCGAGCACGAAAATCAAAAGACGATGAAGCACAAACCCCCGGTCGTAGTCGCACTTTCAAAATGCGAACAGTAGCGAAAAGAATCACCTTAACAGATGATGAATTGATCGACGTCGCTAGTGGTCTTTTTGATTGGGGTGATGATCTTGACGACACCGCACAAGACCTTAAAGATTCATTACGTGATATTGCCGAAAGTATCGGTACCGACGCGGAAAAAACATCAGCACTCAATGCTTATGACATAACAATAGGGTGGTGATATTATGAAAATTTATAAACTGTTTACCGTTGTTTTATGTATCTGGGTATCGGTTTTATTAACCCCTGTTCAAGCTGGTACTAATTTTCCTGACGTCACTGTACCAGCTGGTGATTGGGTTAATATCAATGAAGTGTTAGACGTACCGTCTGGCACACCGTTAACGCTTCAGAATATGGGTAATACGTCATTCAGGATAGCTGAATCAATATTAAAACCATCCAGTAAAACAATGGGTATGTCAGTACCTGTGTCTGCAGGGTTGATTGAATCACGTTCTATAGCACTTGATAACACTTGGGTAATATCAATTAGTTCAACTAAAGATGTGGTATTAGGTGTTCAATCAGGTGGTGTTACATCTTTAGTATCGTCAGGCCCACCTCTTGATTTTGAAACTGAATTAGCAGCTGGTAGAATACCCGGTAAATCAAGAATTTTAAAATACGGTGAACGACCAACTTTACCCGGTACAACAGGTGTGTTTGCTACATTATGGGATGGTGCAACAGATACTTATGTCCCACCCATAGAGGCACAAATTCATGATCTTGTATCCACATCGATTGAAGACGCGGGGTTATTAATTTCTTCAGGAACTATAACAACAGAATCTTCAGCTTTAATCGTTGATTCAAGTGCAACATTCATCACTGACGGGGTGGTAGTTGGTGATACTGTTGTTAATGATACTGATTGCTCTATAGGTATTATCGGTGTGGTTTCAATTGATTCAGAAACACAGTTAACAATCGTGCGAATGGTGCTTCCTGAAAGTGGATTAATAAACGGTGACAGCAACATAGGTGACACCTACAGGGTTGTTAGAGCAACAGCAACAGGTTCGGGTTTAACGTATGTTCAGGGTCTTGACGCTAATCGATTATTTCAAAATGAGTTCGTTATAAATAACGGTACTACAAATGTACCCACAGTTAAAAGTTATTTACGACAGACTAGAATGCGTGCTTTTGCGGGTGGTAGTGCACATGAAATGGTTGGTGTTTTAACATCAACCGCACAGGTAGACGGTACTGTTAGTGCACAAATAAATAATGGTGTTAACCAAACTTTAATGGTTGTTCAAACTATTCCGCTTAATAAACGTGGGTTTATTAAAGAATGGTCAGCTGCATTAATTAAAAAACAAGCAGGGTTTTCATCAATTAGACTAAGGGTGGGTCAGCTTGATGGTATAAGTTATGTTTCGCGTGAAGAAGGTTTAAATACTTTAGGTACAAGTTCATTTAGTAAATCGTTAAACAGTTTTATTTTACCGCCTGGGATCGATGTTTGGATTGAAGCAGATTCAGATGGTCCTAGCATGGGTATTTCAGGAAGTCTTATGATCGTGTTAGAGGATTTATTTTGATGCAAAAACTATCTGAAAAAATCAAAGCTCAACAATCGGCTAAACGTGAGCCCAAACCAGAACAGGCGGCGCGGGTTAAGAACCGGCCTAAGAAGGCCAGGCCTAAGAAAGGTCAAACATAATGCTGTGGTATTTGTCAGCAGCTATATTGCAGCTTTTACCGGCTGTTTTTACGTTTTCTGACAATTGGTTTATGTACGACTTTTTAAATGATATTGGTACTCTGGTGATAGTATTGGCTGCTTATAAATCAACCCCTATAAGATTGTGGAAAGCTAAAATAGGATCATTGATTTTATTAAGTCTTGTGGTTGCTGTCACAGTTCATAATTCATTTTTGTCACTCAACATATTACCACCGGATAACCCGGCCATTTATTCTCTTATTTTTATATCTGTGTCAGCGTTAATACTTGGTAGACAGCTTTTATTTAAATGGGATAACTTGCCTGTCGATGAAATAAAACAAGGTGAGTTTTATGAAGTGATTGGTAAACCTAAAACTAATTTACAAATGTTAGGTTTTCTTATCACTTTAGGGCGCGGTGGTGAATACAGTATTACAGACGGTATTACTATTCGTAAATTTTCTAAGTTATCAAATAAACTTGAAGAGATTGATTTTGATAAAACATTTTTGATAAATAAAAAAGTAATAAAAACATCAAAAACTATTTGGGATCATTGGGGTAAGCAATTAGGCTCTACATGGTCTGTATTTAATAACTGCGTAATGCTTTGAGGTAAATCTAATGACTAGTAATGAAGTTCTTGACGAAAGATCAAAAACTCAAGGTATAGAGGTAAAGAAATTATTCACTTCTAACCAAAAGCGTAAACATGATATAACAAACCTTCAAAAAGAAAACTTGGGGGTTGTGGCTGCTGTGGAAGAACAAAACGTTAAGCTTGATCACATAGCTGACACGATGGATAAAATCGTTATTAGACTTGAGAAATTAGAATCTAAAAGTTTTGATTGGTCTAAGTTCTTAAGTGGGTTATCCAAACCTTATGTTCTTTATCCTATTCTGTTGACTGTTCTAGGTGTGACCATAACTATCTTTGCACCTGAGTCATTATCTGAATTTTTAGGTTTAGCTGACAAAATACCAGGAGTTAAATAAACATGAGTAAATCCAATTCATTCGAAAATGCGTTTTTGAAGTTGATTCTGCATGGCGTAGATATCGCAAATATTGCCGATAATGCCGCTGCATCACCAGCCGCAAATTTAAGCATTGCCTTGCATACTGCTGACCCTGGCGAGGCTGGCGATCAATCAACGAATGAGGCCACGTATACCGGGTACGTAAGGCAAGACGTTGCTAGGTCTGCTGCAGGCTTTGATATAACTGATAACGTCGGCTCTTTAGCCTCAGACGTTCTATTCCCTTCGCCATCTGCCGGAACAGAGACGCTCACCCACTTCAGCATTGGTACAGGAGTAGGAGATGTAATGCTTTGGTCTGGTGCCTTCTCCCCCGTGGCTGCTATCGTTCCAGGTGGGCAAGCTCCCAATCTGACGACTGGTACGACCATCACTGAGGATTAAGTTATGGCTTACGAAACCAGAAGTGAAGAGCAAAGCCGTGACAGCCAATATGCGGCTTTGAAACAGCGCACGGCTCAAGTTAAATCACAAGTTGCTGCTTGGATGAATGATGCGACAGCTTTGCGTAATGCCAGCCCTGTGGGTGATCAACCTGATATTGTGGTGCTGCGTGACCAACTGGTTGCGGATTTACGAACCATTCTTGAGGTCTAGTCTATGGCTTTTCCGACAGGATGGGGTAGACGAGTAAAGGTAACTATCCAAAATGGACAGGTTAGTGGTGGATCGTCTTTAACTGACTTTCCAGCTTTACTTACGCTCGATACCCTACCTTCAGAAATGTTTGATGCAGACGGTTCTTTTCCTGCCCAAAACGGTGGTGGAGATATCCGAGTATCTTCTGATGAAGCGGGAAGTTCACAGTTATCAATTGACGTTGTATCTTTTGTAACTGACAACAACCCCGCCAACGGTTTTGCTGAAATATGGGTAAATGTCCCTTCGGTTTCAAATTCTGTCGATACTGATTTTTATGTTTGGTACAACACATCTGGAACAGATAGCCAACCAGCCGTAGCGGATGCGTTTGGCCGTGATGCTGTATGGTCTGATTACTGGGGTGTTTTCCATATGGCAGAAGACCCTTCTGGTAGTGCCCCGCAAATATTAGACTCGACAGGTAACGGCCATAATCTAACATCAAATGGTTCAATGGTGACAGGGGATTTAGTTGCCGCGAAAATTGGTAACGGGTTAGAGTTTAATGGTTCCTCACAATATTTAAATAGCGGGGCTGCAATTGTTTCTGGACCTCCATTCACGTTACAAGCATGGATCGAAACTACTGATTTAGTAAATGGTAAGTGTGTCGTTTCTATATCAGATGAAAGTTCAATTGGTGATCAACATGCACTTATTGTTGACGACGATTCAACACCGGGGACTGGTGGCGATAGAATATCAGCGATGAGTCGTGACGCGGGCGTGTTTCATTCAGCAATATCAACTAGTGGAATTTCCTCAGGTGTTCAAGCATTTGCTGTTGGTGTGTGGGCAAGTTCATCCAGTCGTATAGCATATAAGGATGGTGGAAATTCTGGGTCAGATGGTACTTCGTTAACACCGTCAACTTTAACTGATACAGATATAGGCAGACTTGGGGACAATACACCAAATTGGGAGTGGCCGGGGGTACTCGATGAAATTAGAATAAGAGGCTCAGCGTTATCGGCGGATTGGATTGCTACAGATTATAATAACCAAAATGATCCTGGTACGTTTATTGTAGACGGTGCGCCAGAAACACCCGGTACTGGCGTTATAAACATAGTAGGAACTGCTTCCGGTTCTTCTTCGGTTGTTGGCTCTATTGCCGCCGCCAATACATCAGGGGCTGTTAGCGGCTCTTCAGTTGTTGACGGGGCTGTAAGTGAAGCCGATATCCAGGGCTCAGCGACAGGACAATCTAGCGTTTTAGGTTCTGTTGCTAATGCTGATATTGTCGGCTCATCATCGGGGGATTCTTCGGTTGCCGGGCTTGTAAGTGAAGCTGATATTATTGGGGAAACTTCTGGTAACTCTTCTATTGACGGGCTTGTAAGTGTTGCTGATATTATTGGGGAAGCCTCGGGCAATTCCATTGTTATCGGCATAACTGATGCTATACCAACTGATATTAAGAATTTTGATCTTTCACCCGTTTGGAATAATACAGCTGAATCAATACCTGTTTGGAATAATACAGCTGAATCAATCCCTGTTTGGAATAATACAGCTGAAATAGAAGGTGCATTTTTATGTTAGACCAATGGTTTCAAGGTGACCCTTTTACTTTTACGGTCACAGGTCCTGCAGATTTTGATTTAAATGATGCGTCTAAAATCACTGTGGGTTTATCTAAATTAAAAGCTTTTGGGTTTGAAGCTGTTCCTGATTTTACAAAAACATTGAATGACGGTGTGACTGTCATATCAGCAACCCAATTCACGGTATTGATTGATGAAGCTGATTCAATTGGTTTAGAGGGTAATTATAGAATTGAGTTTGAAGTACGTGACGCGTCAAATAACCCTATCACAGGCGCTGAATCACCCATACCTATTTTACCAACATTAATAAAAACTGTTTGAGGTGCGTAATGACTGCACGCGGTATTAGAAATAACAACCCTGGTAACATCGATTTTAACCAAACCGCATTTGATCGTGATCCGTGGCTAGGTGAAGTTGGTTTGGAAAACCTTACCTTCCCTCGGTTTACGACTTTTGCAACACCTGTTGACGGTATACGAGCGTTATGTAAAATCCTGCTGACTTACCACCACAAGCGCAAAGCTGCAGACGGTAGTGTAATCGACACTGTTCAAGAAATTATTGACCGTTGGGCACCACCTGTTGAAAATGATACTGATGCATATGTAAATCATGTTCGTGAATTATTAGACGTTGAGACGGGTGAAGAAATTGACGTTGATGATTTTGATACTCTGGTGATTTTAGCTAAAAGTATAATTAAGCATGAAAACGGGGTGCAACCCTATTATGAACAAGTTATTAAAACTGGTGTAAGGATGGCTCTATCATGAAAACAGGTGGCGTAATTTTATTTAAAGGTGTAAATAATGGCAAAACAAGACCTCAAACCCCCTCCATGGCTTGACTCTATGTCAGACGGTTGCACATGCGTTAAGGACAGAGTTTTTGGTGTTGATGTAAAACAGCCCTGTGTCAACCATGATGAGGCTTATCATATGGGCGGTGGTGGTGCCGATCGGTTAAAAGCTGACAAAAACCTTTGTAAAGAAATTCATCTAATTGCCTCTAAGCAAACAGGTTGGAGAAAACCGGTTATTCACACCTTGGCAGAAATAAGATATATTGGTGTTAGGGTTTTAGCCGATCGGCATTTCAACAAACTTGGCCCTGGAATGTAATTAACAGACCCTGTAAACTCAAGGGTGCTATTAATTACATCAGGTGTATCTACCATCTCAATCACCCCATTCAGGTAACGATCTTGTAATAATAACTTTATTGAAGCTTTCAGCACGTTCAATACCCTCTGTCATACCTTCAGTGATACCAAGGTCTATATAAACAACTGTTCGTTCAGCTAAGTGACACCAGGCTAGACCGGCTTCAATACCAAGTTTACGGTCTTCAGGGTTATTATCATCTAAAACACCCTCTTGAGTGTATAATAAATGTGATGCAATAGGGGCTTCATTACGTGACAGGCTATCTTTTAAACATGCTCGTGCGTATCTAGTGTTTAAATCAACATTACCACTGTAGGGGCTTTCTAAGATCACTGGTAAAGGCATATTAATTAATCCTGTTTTGATATAACAACCAGACCGTCAAACCACGTCTTTAATACATCCTTGCCGTGGGTTTTATATAAACGTTCAAAAGCGTCTTTGCTATATCCTAACTCTCTGATAGCGTCTTTATCAGCACAAAATTCTTCGTGTTTTTTAACGACACCAGGTGAAATCATTTTTAATAACACTAATGCCTTGAGAGTGGTGGGAATCCAACTAAAACCCCAACCAGTCATCGATGGTGGAAAAGCCCATTTTTCTTTATTTAATCGCTTTGATACGATCACCGAGTTATCGTTGATTTTCGTGAACACATAATCGCCTCGCGCCACCACAGATACAGCTTTACGGGGTTTAGACTTAGCGTCAATAATTCGAATATTACAAATTTCTTCTTCGCACGATAGTATAGTACCCATGTCAAATAGTCCTTTTTAAAATTGGATCAATTAGCTTACGAGCTTCAGCTATATAGTACGTGTCCTTAATTAAAATTATTAAAAGCTAAAAGTTGTTCATCCCATTCACCAGGACCAAATTCACTTGGGTAATTCTCTGGATGTTTTAAACTTTCTGATACCCAAAATTCCTTAAATGTTTGAAGACGTTTTTACTCTTCATCAATAAATTCATCTAACGTCATATTATTTACCCCTGTGAAGTTTGATTTGGTTAGATAAGAAATTTTCTACGGCTCTAATAAACCACAAGTGAACCATTACACCAAAAACACATCTAATAGGGTCATCACCGTCTGCAATACCTATCAAAAGCATCAACAGACTTAGAAGGCCGTAATGGCTACCTACAGTCATATTATTTACTCCGGCTGCGAATAGCTTTTGCAATTTCAGCTTCATTACCGCGTTTACTGTCAATAGCGTCTGCTATATTAGCACATTCTTCACGTTCTTGATCAATACCCGTTTTCAATTTTTCAATCGTTTCTTTCAGTTCGTCAACATAACCGTCAACAGCTTCTAAAATGGTGATTTCTTCACTACGCCATTTAATGGCAAATTCATTCTTGTGACCAGCACCGTCAATAATGCAGTGAAACACGTCAAAGAAATCTTGTTTATAGCGTTGTGATTCCTCAAGTTCACCTGCTGCCTCATCACACCCGTTACGTAATACGTCTTTACTCACTGTTTTAGATTTCGCAATATGTCGTAAGTCTTGTGGTTTTATGTTACTGGTCATGTCAAATAGTCCTTTTCAAAATTGGGTCAATTAGCTTACGAGCTTCAGCTATATAGTAAGCGTGGTTCAAGTTAGCAGGGTTGAAGTCATCCATGTTGTTACAAATAGCGACTTGCCAACCTGCATTTATTCTATCTTCCCTGGTGCCGTTAATGCTTTTCTTCTTTGTATGGACTGCTTCATTCCACACCATGGGATCATATTGAAAATATTGCGCGTCTGTGATCTTTTGAGCCTTTTTAAAGGTGCCTACAGTGTGGGGAGACGTTGGTGGGGAGTGTTTGACCAGATAACCCCCGTCATGGGCTATGTGGTAACGGGTAACCTTCTGTTGTGGGTGCTGAACACCATCACCACCCGTATACATCAGCTTAGACGAGTAAGGTGTCTTTGTTCGCATCATAAAATCAAATACGTCACGTTCTGGTGAGGTTATATATTCAACCAGGTTAACACCATCAACTAAGACTGCTTTAGCTGCTTTAGGGATGATATAACCACCAAGGTCTTTATGCCAAGCCTTTGGTGTTTGCTTATCAGGGTGTGCTGATACATAAGCGCCTTTATCTTTAGTAGACCCGTCTTCAAAAACACCTATGTAATTACCAACGTCTCTAATTTTCATAGAATGATAATTAACGCTTTCAAGTTCCAATCCTGTGATTACTTCCCAATGTCTGCAAACCATATCTAAATGCGGCCGGTTCACACGAGGTATTTTTACAGTCACACCGTCTGTATTAAACTGAATCATTGTTAACCCCTGAACGGTCATTAGCAGTTCAGATAACATGCACAGAAGTAATTGGCCGTTCACTGTGGTTGCCATGGTAAACTGTGGGTCAAGAAATGGACTGAATTTACTATTACTCTGACCAAAAGCAGCATTACCGGCTAATTTAAACCCGTCATTTTCGGCTGTTTTTTTGGCATAAGTACGCCTTTCAACAACAATGGTTTTTAATACAATTGGAAACCCTGCACCTAAATGCTCTGGATATAAATTATTCACTATTTCTAAAGAGGGGTAAAATCCACCAACATCAATATCAACAATTTCATAATATTCATCTGACACAACATTACATGGTTCAACTGATGCATGAATACCACCAAGTCCAAACTTATATTTAAAACCATCGATAACACATTCTAATTCATCAAATACACCTTTAGTTTGGGTGATCGATTGGCTTAGGAAAAATTGATGGATACGTTGAAATTCAGGGTGATTAAATTTAATATACGGAAATACAACGTCTTTTAAATGGATAATATCACGTTTAGTTTGCCTTGGTTGTCGTTTATTATTTTGATCATAGTAATAACATTTATCTTTACCAAGTCGGTCAATGATGATTTCAGCACCTATTTTAGGATCACTGAAGTTTGTAAAATCCCGATTATAACGCTTTGATAACTTAGCTCTGAATTCAATTTGGTCAATGCTATATGCGTGAAATTTAAGGGTTTGTTCAACATCTTCCATGTTGTAAAATTTCATGGTATCAAGCTGATGTAACTGTAAAAAAGTACCAGGTGGAAACGGCAAGTCACCAATGTTATGAGAATGCATATTGAATTCTAACATTTTAAGACTTGTGCGACGGTTTTCATTATCAAAATGATGAATTTTTAGAAGGTCAATCTGGTGAATAACAGGTTGCCAAATAACATGATTAAAACGTTCGTGCCATTTGCTGTTAATGATCGTCATAGCAAATTCATAAATGAAACTAATTATTGCTTCTTTAGTGCTATGTACCCAACCATGATAATGCTCTAAAATAAAATGAACTATGGGGTAATCAAAATGAAGGTTATTAAACCCAATCATTGAAGCGCGCATATCACGCAGGGTAATGAAAAAATTAACTAAATCATATAAATCATTAGCACGTTCTGAAATCTCATAATACCAACGTTCACCAGTTTCAACGCATTTAAAAGCGCAACTGATGAAGTTGGGGTAAGTTTCAAAATCGTAACCGTAATTCATTGGGTGGGTGTTACTCTTCTTCAGCTTCAGTAATGAGAAAATCAACTAAATCAATCACAACCAACATAGCTATACACATTTGTTGTGCTGCTACTGCAGGGTGTTCCACGCCTATAACTAAGTCAGCACGGATTGATGCAATATCAGCTTTCACTTTCTCTAATCGTTCTTCTTCAGTCATTTTAATAAATCTTTCATAGGGTTATTCAGCTTGAGCGCAATCAATATTAGCGTCTAGTGTTTCTTGTGGATTCATCCCATCGTTAAAATTGTCAATACAAGCTGTCGGGTCATCGCCAATTAACCACAAACACCCTGCTTTTTTAGCTAAAGTTTTTAATTCTTTAAGCCACTGATCATATTTCATTTTCAATCACTCCCAAATTAACCCGCCACCTGTGACAGTGACGGGTGTTATTAAAAACGTATACAGTCGTTGATTACCCCGCCGTATTTACAGGGTATCCAGCAGCGTTGACAAGGGGTTGGTTTGGGTCGGTTGTTGGTCCATGGTGAAAGTTTGGGTCATAGTTAGCCGGTGGTGTTGCAGCTGCAGGCGGTTGACCCGGTACTGGCTGTCCGGGCGCAGGTTGGCCATAGGCAGGTTGACCCGGTACTGGCGGTTGACCCGGTACTGGCGGTTGACCCGGTACTGGCTGTCCGGGCGCAGGTTGGCCATAGGCAGGTTGACCCGGTACTGGCTGTCCGGGCGCAGGCTGTCCGGGCGCAGGTTGGCCATAGGTAGGTTGACCCGGTACTGGCAATGCAGCGCCTGGTTCATTACCCCAAGCAGCATCTGCATCAGCAGCTGTTAAACCACCTTGTGAAATTTCATCACCAGGGGCGTTAAAACGAACTTGAATAGCATTCACGAAAATACCAGCTGTTGCGCCGGGTTTTTCGTTGGATTTCACCAGAAGTTTTAAATTAAAGTAATCACCACATTTTATAGAATTCGGGTCCATGATTTTTGCATGTTTGTTTGTAGCAGGGTCAATAGCAAAGCAATCAGTTAACCAAGGTGCTTTTAGTTTGAAAATCCAACAACCACGGGCGTGATCTGGTCGGTTTTTCATTTGCCCTGTTTTATCGTCTAAATATTGTGCGTCACCGTCCAAAATTTTCCAGGCAAAAGTTTTATCAAATTCAGGGTTTTCAGGCCAAGGCCTACCTGCTGCTTGGGCCATTTGTGCAAAAACACCTTCAGCACCATATAAAGCAGGGTCTTGTTTTGAGACAACATATCGTGTTTCATTGATTTGAGCCCAACCACCTTGACCATCAGGTTTTTTAGCTCTTGGGTTTGACCCATAAATATACTCGTCTTCGAGTTTCATAGGGTGACCTTTGATCAACCTCATACGGGGTGTAAAAATAGTAACATTAGACATTTGCAAAGTCCTTGTCAGCTTGTGCAGCAGCGTCAAATTTTATCAATTTTGGTGCCGTTGCGGGTGAATGTTTCAGTGAATTATTGATAGCGTCGGGCATACCGCGCCTTTTTCCTTCGGCAGGTGTACATATACCATCTAGTGACAGGTTAATTTTTAAACCTAACGCCGTCGCTTTAGCTGTAACAGGGTTAGTATAAACAGCATTCCCTTTACCGGGTTGATTTGAATAACCAGGTATAACTTGACCTTTGATAATCATCTCAATAGCTCTTGCTTCAATGGCTGTATAAGTGTGTTTTAAGGCCTTGGAAGCACGATCTAAAGTATTAAGTAAATAAGCCACTTGTTCAGGTGTGTCTGTATTTGGTATAGGGCTCATAACCACATCAACAGCATTTATAGCGGCTTTTTTTGCAGGTGTGCAATTAGCCAAATGAGGGCAGTACCTGCAGTGATTACCGGTCATACATTGCCTACCACTTGCATATTCAGTAGCGGGTGGTTGCATGTTACGATCAATAATATTTTGCAAAGCAGGGGCGTAACCAGCCCAAGCTTCAGCATGTATCGGCCATGACCGAATAGGCCCGAAATGGTTATATGCGCGGGGTTGGATAATAGTTAAAACCACTTTGGATATGGTTAAACCATATTTGGCAATAATACCAATTGCATAAATAATTAATTGCCAATTATCAACAGGTTCAACATTACCTTGACCGTATTTAAAATCATCAATGTAAAGAATACCTGTGTTTTGATCAAAACCAAACGCTGCACCGTCACATTTACCTGTTACAGGGTTATTAGGGTGTCTGGTTTCAATGTGAATAGATTCTTCTATCCAAAAATTCACACCTCGGTTTCTAATGTGATCAACATACATTTGAACATGTGGGATCATTTCACCGGTCATAACCACACCGTTTTTGGCTTGTCGCCCTGTCAATTCATCAAGTGAACCAACCTTACTAGTTAAAAGTAATTCACCCATTTCATGGGCTGCAGTACCTTCACGCGATTGTTCACTATCAGTATTTTCATATAAGGGGAACATGTGGGGCGCTTCTGAGCAAAAAACCCAAATAGGCGCCGCACTAGCCCTAAACCTTACGGTGTTCATTCAGGTAAACGACCAAAGGTACCATTACCATGATCAAAAACCAAATCAGCATGAATTTGTGCGATAACATCAGGTCGGGCGTTATCGGCAAGGTCAGGTAAAGCAGTGATTTGGTATTTTTTGTTGAGTGCAACAATATGAGCACCTTGGAAGAAGTTTTGAGTATCAGCAATTGAAAACTGTACTTGCTCAAACATTTGATCGTAGGTGATCATACCAGGTGTAGCATTAACATCTGCTGCAAGCGGTGTAGGTGTAGCTGGTGTAGGTGTAGCTGGTGCTGCATTGACAGCTGGTGCTGCATTGACAGCTGGTGGTGCAAGGGCTGCATGTGCTGTAATCAATTGAGCTTTAAGGGCTTCGACGGCTTCTTTAGTTAATCCTTGTGCTTCAAGATGTTTAGCAGTTGTTGCTTTCCAAGTACCATCAGCTTTAAAATTCTTGGTTTTTGCATGGATTTGTTCATTCCAAGGACAACCAGTTTTATCAACAACAACATTTGCGCCCGGTTGAAACGCGGGGTTCATCTCACCTGGTGTACCTGGTGCAGGTGCAGGTGCAGCTGATGTAGGCGCAGTATTGACAGGTGCTGCAGGTGCTACTGGTGCTGCATTAACAGGCGGTGCAGGTGCTGCATCTGGTGTAGGTGCAGTATTGACAGGTGCTACAGGCGTAGCAGCTATGTCAGTGATAAAGTCATGAAAATCTCTTGCTTCACCAAGTGATAAACCGTGAAGCGTGCATGTGATGTTTTCAATAGGCATTGTATTTACTTTCAAATTATAAAAGGGAGTTCTTGAGAAATATCGTACTCTTTTTCACTTGGTGCAATAAGAGTAAAAACAGGTTGGTTTGTGTATTTGATTAATTGAGGACCTTTAGCTGTTTCAGGGCCAAAAGTGAGCAATTCAAACGTTTGTTCTTTATCAAATAATTTAGCTTGTTTGACCACAATATCAAAAGCTTTGATGAAGAACATAGATTTATGGGTTGTTTGGACCATACCAGGGATAACACAAGGTATGATGTTACGCCAATCAGGGAAGCCTTCAGATAAATTAAGCATCCCGGTCATTATTCTGTATTGATTTTTGTCTATAACTTCAACATCTGAACTAACCTCAACAGAAGTAGCAGCTGAAGTTTTGGCTACTTTAAGAATTTCAACAGATGGTAAAAAAGTAAATGGTTCACTACAACTACCATCGATATCATGTGCAACAGTGAGTATATTACCTGTTGTTGCAATTAATAAAATACCACCTTGTGAGCTAGGTTCAACCCGCACACCGTTGTAAGGTGTTATTTCCTTCCGATCATTTTGTGCAATCGCTGTGACTGCCAATAATTGTGGGTTTATTTGTGCTAACATGGTGGTGTCAGACTAACAATGTGTTGACCAGTTGTAGAAAGCATATAGCGGTTTTTTGGAAGCTTCCAAGCGCCTAATTCATGGTTAGCGCGGGCTTCGTTGCGCCGGGTGGCGCGGCACTTGGTAGGTTTGAACCGGTCAGGGATAATGACGGGGTTTAGGCGCTTACCACATGTATATGTACCCGGTCCATAAGTTTCATTACTAGCCATACTTAAATACCTTCGTTCTTGTTTAAGATCGACCACTGCATTTAATGCGGTTAAGCCCATTATTGAGGATAAAAGTTTCATTTCCAATTTTCCCAAATTTGTTATTGACGTTGATCTTATTAACAATTACTGTACGGTCTGTCAATAAGGAAAATAACTCTAACACGGAAGGTAAGCAGAATGAAAAAGCTTTAGTATTAATCCAAAAATAAACAACCATCCTGGTAACAACCCCCTGTTGCCGGGATTTTTGGGTGAGAGTGTGATTGACGGATTGAAACCAGACGTCTTTTTAAACCGATAGGGATAGCACTCGGTGCACTCTTTTTTAATTTATTTATAAGGTTAAATTTTATGGTTAATCCAACATTAAAAAGCTACCAACAAATGCAAATTAAAGACGCGATGTTTATTTTTGATAATGAACCAGGGTTTGGTAAAACAGTAACTTTTACCAAACAACCCGTTTGGGATTATCAAAGCGGGCCACGACATGACCGTATACCAAGCCCTGTATTACTTATTGATATTACCACAGATAAGCCTGTAAAAATCATTGATCAAGACGGGTTTGACGTCAGGTAAATGCAAGAATTAGCCACAAAATTAGAAGCGTATGAAACTGAAGCTTGGCCTATTGAAGCCATACTTGATGTTGAGTTATTATCTGCACAAGTAGTTGATCCTTGCGTAGGTTATTTTGCTATCGCTGATATTGTTGCTAAGCGTGGTTACCAGGTTGAAACCCGTGATATATACCAGTGGAATATAACCCGCGCACCTGATGTTATTTGTAATTATCTAAACCATTTTGAAGACCTATCAGGTAAAACAGTAATTATGAACCCGCCTTTTAGTCTGGCTTGTCAGTTCGTTGATCATTGTAGGGCTTTAGGGGCGCGCAAAATTATCTGTTTTCAGCGTTATTCATGGCGTGAAGGTACGTTTGCTAATCGTGGTTCATGGTGGGAAGCTAACCCACCTGCTAGAATTTGGTTATGTGGCGATAGAGCCCAATGTTTACGGTTTGATTTACGTGGTCAGAAATTAGCAAAACCACCGACAGCACACGCTTGGTTTGTTTGGGAAAACGGTCACAGAGGTGCAGAGATTACACGGGGTCTATATAAATGATTAAATTATATGCGGTTATTATAACTATCGTTTCTATAGTTTTTGCTACTTATTTTTTAATAGAAGTTAGTAATACATCCAATTGGGTCCCGTATTTATGACACTGGTAGCATTACATGATGGGGATAATACTAGATACCCAAATTTAGCGTTGATGAAACTATCAGCATGGCATAAATCACAGGGTGACCATGTTGAATGGTTTAACCAAACAAAAAATTATAATTTAGTTTATTCATCCAAGGTATTTACTTTTACTGAATGTGATGATGACTTACCATTAGACGTTATAAAAGGTGGTACAGGTTATAATAATTTTAAAAATCTACCTGAATATATTGAACATATGTGTCCTGATTATCCATTATATAAAGGGTTAGATTAGTCACTTGGGTTTGTCACCCGTGGATGCCCTAAAAAATGTGCATGGTGTTGTGTTCCAATTAAGGAAGGTAACATAACACCACACGCTACTATTTTCGAATTTACACGTCATAGAAATTTAGTGTTGATGGATAATAATATTTTAGCACATGATCATGGTATTAAACAAATAGAACTGTTAAATTATATGGGTGTGAGAATCGATTTTAACCAAGGTTTAGATGCAGGTTTCATCGATAATAATACAGCAAAGTTTTTAAGTAATGTAAAATTTCTTAAACCATTAAGAATGGCTTGTGATTCTAAAGGTTCAATGAATTTAGTAGAAAAAGCTGTTCGCCACCTACGTTGGCATAACGTAACGCCTTCAAGATATTTTTGTTATGTTCTGGTTAAAGACGTTGATGAAGCAGTTGAACGTGTGAAATTTCTTAAATCTTTATATATTGATCCGTTCGCCCAACCTTATCGTGATTTTGAAAATAATATTAAACCTTCCAGGCGTCAAAGACGGTTTACAAGATGGGTAAATCACAAAAGTTTATTTAAAACCATGACATGGGAAGACTACGAAGCTTCACGCGGTGATCTGATATGACACTCACCCAACCAACCCTTAGACCTTATCAAACTGAAGCTGAACAGGCTATCTATGACGCTTGGGCGCAAAATCTCTTAAACGTTTTATTAAGAATGCCTACAGGGGCAGGTAAAACTGTTTTATTAGCGTCGATCCTGAAGAAACATAAAGGCGCAGCATGTGCTATTGCGCACCGTCAAGAACTTGTTAGTCAGATATCACTCGCACTTGGTCAAGTTGGTGTGTGGCATAATATAATAGCATCGGCTTCAACTGTTAAATTCATTTCACAATATCATATAAAAATGCTTGGTCGTTCTTTCTTCCACCCACAAGCCCCTATCGCTGTTGCTGGTGTGGATACCTTAAAGAACCGTGATCTAGGTCAATGGGGTCAGCAAGTCACACTGTGGATACAAGACGAGGCGCACCATGTATTAAAAACCAATAAATGGGGTAAAGCTGTTGAAAAATTCCCTTATGCTAAAGGGCTTGGTCTGACCGCCACACCAGGGCGTGCTGATGGACGTGGTTTAGGTCGTCATAGCGACGGTTTATTTGATTTCATGGTTGAAGGTCCATCAATGCGTGATTTGATTAATTGGGGTAATTTAACCGATTATAGAATCTTTGCCCCTGCTAACGATCTTGACTTATATAATGTTGATATCAGCAAACAAACTGGTGATTTTAACCCAAATCAGCTTAGAACAGCGTGCCATAAATCAAAAATTGTCGGTAATATTGTTGAAAATTATTGCAAAATAGCTGGTGGTAAACTCGGTGTGACCTTTGCCGTTGACGTTGAACAAGCAACAGATATAGCAAAACAATATAATGATGTTGGTATACCGGCCGCAATAGTGAGTGCTAAAACCCCTGATAGATTACGTATTGAGTTAGTTGAACGTTTTAGACGCCGTGAATTACTGCAGCTGGTTAATGTTGATTTGTTTGGTGAAGGATTCGACCTACCAGCAATCGAAGTTGTCAGTATGGGTAGGCCTACACACTCAAACCCGCTATTTACTCAACAATTCGGGCGCGCACTTAGACCGCTTGAAGGTAAAGATTACGCAATTATCATTGACCATGTAGGTAATTGCGCTACTCAAGGCGGTGCGCCTGGTCGTCACCCATTACCAGATGCACCACGCACTTGGTCACTTGATGCGCGTGAGCGTGGTAGCCGTGGTAAGGTTGACGAAACAGTTATACCTATTACAGCCTGTACAGCTTGTATGAGAGCTTATGAACGGGTTTTACCTGCTTGCCCATTTTGCGGCCATAAACCAGAACCACAAGGACGCGGTACACCTGAACAAGTTGATGGTGATCTAATCGAATTAACCCCTGAAGCTTTAGCAGCCTTACGTGGTCAAGTAGCTGAAGCAATTGAAACCCCTGACGATGTAAAAAAACGTTTAGAGGGTTACGGTATGGCTAAAGTAGTTATCAACACACGGGTTAAATTAAAGCGTGAGCAATTAGAAGCCTTAAACCCTCTAAGGGAATCAATCAATTGGTGGAATTACTCAACTAAAACACCTGAAATGTCTGAATCAGAGATGTACAGGCGATTTTTTCATAAGTTCGGTGTAGATGTTTTAACAGCACAAACGTTAAACCGTAAAGACACCGAAGAACTGACAAGGAAGATTCAAGATGATTACAACAGCTGATATTTTAGCTAAAGCTATATTTGGTAAAGTTTATGTAGATTTAACGAAAACGGGTAAATTTGACATTGATAGAACGTTAAAAGAACTTGATAAAGCTGGTTATTCAATTGTTAAAGATAGTGAACAGCCAAAATTAGAGTGTGTTTGTTGTGGTAGTGACACATTAACTGAAGTTGAACCAACCAAAACACCAGATACAAGTATATTCTGTAGTGACTGTAAATGGTTAGGTAGCTCTAATGAAACTGGTAATGATGATGGTGAATCATATTGCCCTCAATGCGGTTCATATAGAGTAAGTAAAAAATCATGACCGGGTGTGAACAGGACTACATTATCTTAATCGGATTCATCATAGGTGCGGTCATCGGTGACGTTGCTTATAACCTTATTAAATGGTGGTTTTTCAAATGACTGAAACAAATAACACTATTCAACCCATGACCAAAGAAGAAGCTGAAAAACACCCTGATGACTGTGTTTTGTTCCTTGAGGGTGAATTACTGACGCTTCGTATTCCTGGTATGGGTAATGCTGTTTTAGCTATCCCTGAAGAATTTATTCACACAGGTGACACGCTTGCTTATGAACCACATGAGATAGATGATCATATTGATCGCGAAGCCATTATTGAAACAATCAGAAACAGACTTAATGGGTTAGCTGAGGAAATTACAGAACAAGCTGTGGAGTTGAGATTGTGAAAATTATTAAAATAATCAATCAACATCGTAATGATTTTACTGCAGATATTGAATGTGAACATTGTGGTCACACAGAGGTATTAAAACGCGGTTATGATGACGCAAATTATCATAATAATGTGATGCCTAAAAAAATATGTGGTGAATGTAAATTAGATCGAAACCAGCATAATTTTAATGAACAATTATACATGAACCGATTAGCAAAGATTGCTACTTTGGCCGCGCAAGCTGAAACAGCATTAAACATTGATATAATTAAATGTATTGTTTCAGAAATAAAAGATACAGCAAATGACACCTGACCTAATCAACTGGTTACAGCGTTGGAATCTACCTGCACAGGCTTTAAATGAACTGCTAATACTCACTGTGCCTGTCAATAAAACAGCTAAACCAGGTACTGAAGCTGCTGCTGTTAATGATATACGCCTTGAGGCGTCTAACTCCGGCTGTTTACTTATGCGCAATAACAAAGGCGTGGCTTTTGATAAAAAAGGTGTACCTATCAGGTTTGGTTTAGCCAACGATACTAAAGCTATGTCAGACGAAAAAAAGTCATCTGACCTGATAGGTATTAAACCTGTTTTTATCACCCCTCAACACGTTGGTCATGTTTTGGGTGTGTTCCTATCCATTGAAGCTAAACACGGTGCTTGGCAGTGGTCCGGTAACGATCATGAGATAGCACAGGCGTCTTTTCACACTACCATTAAGTCATATGGTGGGATTAGTTTCTTTGCCAGGTCTAAAGAGGATTTTAGGCAATGTATGAATTATTAGACCTGTTTAGTGGCATAGGTGGTTTTTCACTTGGTTTAGAGAAATCAGGTAAGTTTAAAACTGTTGCTTTCTGTGAAAAGGAAGCTTACCCGCGTGCTGTAATTAAAAAACATTGGCCTAAAATACCTATGTTTGAAGATATTAGAGATTTGAATAAAGGTGTTTTGGATGCTTTTGGAATTAAACCTACGGCTATGTGTGGCGGGTTCCCGTGTCAGGATATCAGCGTTGCCGGCAAAGGTGCAGGACTGCACGGTGAGCGTTCAAAACTCTGGTTTGAATACTTACGACTCATCGATGAAATTAAACCAAATTGGGTTATTATTGAAAATGTCAAACGGATGCAAAGTAAAGGACTTGTCACCGTTATGCAAGGTCTCGATGAGGTCGGGTATGATGCGGAATGGCATATTATCGCAGCTTCCCACATTGGCGCCTTACACCAGCGCGAAAGAGTTTGGATACTGGCCTACCCTAAGAGCGCAAATGTCAGCAAGAGCGTCATCAGTGGAAGTATCCAAAATCATGAGTGGGGATGGGGTGTCGTTCCTACGATTGGAAGCGTTCATTTACGCTGCAACAAAGACAGTGCCAAAAAAAGGAAATACCTTAAACCCTCAAATGATTTCATTATTGATGGGTTATCGCATGGATTGGTTACAAAACAGTTATACCATTTAGGTAACGCTGTACACCCGGGGATTGTGAATTTCATAGGTACCCAGATAGTAAATTACGACAAGGACTAATAAAATGTACACCAGAGTAAGATTAACCCGTGAAGATCGTAAAAAGATGATCATTAACGCAGCTGTGTCAGAAGCACTTGACCGGGGCTTGTATTTTTTCAGTTTAGCTAATGTTGCTAAACGGTGTGGTAATACATCAAAATCAACCGTGCGCGAGTATTTTAAAACAATGGGTGCACTTAGAAGCATAGTCGTAAGTGAAGCTATATTAAGGGATCACTCTAAATTAGTGTGTCAAGCGTTGGTGAATAGCCACCCCGCCACACTTGAATTAACTGACACACAGAAAGTTGAATTTTTAGCTGCATTGGTTGACTAATGTTTAATACTGCTCAATGGATTAACTGGCAACCTTTGCAGGTTGAGAGTGAACCTAAGCCGCGCAAGGTACCGAGTGACGGGGTAACACCTATCACTTACCAGGTTCAACATGTACCGGGACAAGCTAAACCTAATATTAAAATATTTAATGCTATTGACCATACGAGCCCTGCAAACCATGTTGACTATTCAACGGCTTCAGCGCGTAACTCATTAAAAGGTTTCGTATTTACTGCTAATGATCCTTATACATTTATTGATTTAGATAACTGCCTTACCCCTGACGGGTGGTCACCTATAGCTAAAGCTGTTTGTGCCATGTTCCCAGGTGCCTTTATTGAAGTGTCACAATCCGGCGTAGGTCTACATGTTATTACCACTGCTAAATTACAACCGGGTTTTAAACACACTAATAAAACATTAGGTTTAGAAATTTACGACCAAGGCCGGTACGCTGCTATTACATGTATTAGCGCAACCGGTGACACTAATATAAACCACCAACAAGCAGTTGATTTATTTTGTCAGACTTATATGGAACCGGCCGTAATCGCTGACTTGTCTAATTGGACAACCACACCCCGTTTTGATTGGGCTGGACCTGATGACGATGACGAATTAATCAAACGTATGTTCGATTCAAAACCGTCATTGGATTCGTTATGGCTAGGACGTGCAACAATACAGGATTTATGGAATGCTGACATTGATGCGTTAATTGAAACTTATCCAGATAATATAGGTGGTTTCGATCGATCAAGCGCAGATCAAGCATTATTTACACATTTAGCTTTTTGGACAGGTGCAAACTGTGACCGTATAGACAGATTATTTAGGCGTTCGGCTTTATGTGGCTTATCAAAATATCTCACACGCCCTGATTATCAACGTACGTCAATCATAAACGCGGTTAGTATTAATCAGAATGTTTATAGTGACCCTAAAGCAATTGCTGATTTACCAGGGCAGGTAGCTAGTGAGCCCGTTACCTCACAACCAACTTTACCAGCTGACCCACCAACACCCCAACCAACCATAAACCAACCTGAAATACGCTTAGGTTACCAGTTTCTAACACCAGATATACAAATCAATTATTTTAACAACTGTGTCTACATCCAGGACACCCACAGGGTTTTAATACCTACAGGGGTGATGTTACGACCAGACCAGTTTAAAGCCACGTATGGCGGTTATATTTTCTCTTTAGATGCAGATGGGGGTAAAGAAACCAAATGCCCTTGGGAGGCGTTCACAGCGTCCAGGGCTGTAAGATTTAAAAAGGTGCAAAGCACCGTGTTCAGACCAGAGTTAGAATCCGGTCAAATCATTAACCATGAAGGGCGACAAGTGGTTAATACATATTACCCGTTGGAAATTAGAAAAATAGAAGGTGACGCTTCACCGTTTATAAATCATGTTGCTAAATTAATACCTGATGAAAATGATCGAGCTATCATAATGTCATACATGGCAGCTTGCGTTCAGCATATAGGTACTAAATTTCAATGGTGTCCTTTAATACAGGGTGTTGAGGGTAACGGTAAATCGCTTTTAATGCGTGCTGTTGCTTACAGTGTTGGCGAACGTTTTAGCCATTTCCCAAACGCTGCTGATATTTCAAATAAGTTCAACGCATGGATTGAAAACAAATTATTCATTGGTATTGAAGAAATCTATACGTCAGACAAACGCGGTGCAGCTGAAACCCTCAAAGTCATGATTACAAATGACAGAATTGAAATTCAACGAAAAGGTCATGATCAATATACAGGTGATAACCGAGCTAATATGATAATGAACACCAACCACATAAACGCCATTATAAAAAACCAGAATGATAGAAGGTATGCTCCTTTCTTTACAGCACAACAGGACGCTGAACACATCAAAAGAGATGGTATGTCAGGTAATTACTTCCCAGACCTATACGAATGGCTTAGAGGTGACGGGTACGCTATTGTCGCAAACTACCTAACTAATTATATCATCCCAGACCATTTAAACCCTGCTACGCTTTGTCATAGAGCGCCTGTCACAACATCCACAGCGTTAGCGATTGAAACATCTAAAGGACCTGCTGAACAAGAAATTGATAACGCTGTGGGTGAGAATATCCAAGGCTTTAGAGGTGGGTGGATATCCTCAATCGCTCTTGAAAAACTATTAACCGAGAAAAGAAAAGCCCATTTCACACCACCTAATGCACGATCTAAAATGTTGCTTGATATGGGATATATTAAGGTCGGTAGATCACCCAAGGCTATGATGCAGGAAGATAATAAAAGACCAACGCTCTATATGCTTAAAGGTCAAGTAGCAGTAACCAGTGATGTGATTTTTGATTATATGACAGCCCAAGGATACTTAGCATAAAAAAAACCCCGGTCATCACACCGGGGCTAAGTTTTCCAACAGGGAGGCACTAATAAATTGAAAATTTAAATTACTTGGTGTTGTCTGGTTTGTCAACGGGTAAGAAATTTCTTCTAGCCTTGCCGTCACATTGAAATAAGCTAAGCCTGTCCATAGGTGGGTTGTGTACGCTAGCAGCAAGATCAATTGTGTCACCTACACGACGTTTTCTAGCGTCATAAATTTCATACTGACGTATTTTACGGTGTTTGAACGATTCCCAAGCTTTATCACGAGTGAGAAAAGCATAGCTGGTTTTACCATTTTTAGATATCCATCGTTTACCGTTAGCTCTACCACCCCACCTAATCCAAAAACCTAAAGGTGTATGTTTAATTACTTTATATTTACGGCAAAATATAACCACTTCCTCACATTGAGGGTCATCATATCTATAACAATACTCTATTAAATTAACCATAATTCAGCGCCTCCTTGGGTTTACTTGCGATGTATCGACACGGTAGTAACCATCGTAATGCTTTTTAAGATCACTGAAGGCGGCTAAGTCTGAATTGAATTTCTCACCGTTTAAAGGACCACCACGAACAACCCAATCACCGGTTTGAGTTCTATTAATCTTGCAAATTTCTTTACCGTGGTATTGAGCAACAAAACCAATTTCAGATAATTTACGTATAACTAACATTTTATAACCTTCCTTGGTTGAACGTTATCAATACGACCTTTAGCAAACCACCTAACAGCATCAATTTGATCATTAGTAGGTTGACGCGAGCTTTCAGGGTTTTCCCAATACCGTATGGTGCGCGGATTCACCTGCAGTAACTTAGCGGCCTTGTTGTAAGATAAACCAGCTTCAACACGCAGCTGTTTAAACTCTAACATTTCATATACTCCCCCCGTTTAGGTCGTGTAATAAAACCTGCATTGATTAAGCTGGTCATGACAAGACGAGCATAACCAACATCAATAGTATCAGCACCGTAAATTGCGTTAACAGTGTTGCAAATACCAAGGATATTATAACCCGTATCTGGTGACATTGAATTAATAATACGTGATGATGCTGTTGCTGGGTTAGCTATACGTTTTGCTGTCGCGAGTGTGTTAGCAATAGAGTTATCAAGCAGGTTTTTCCAACGATCACCGAGAACGTTTAATTCAGGTTCAGTTAGTACAATGGTGTATTTTAAAGCTTCTTCAAGCTGTTTTTTCAGGCTTTCGTAACGATCACCTTCCCGGCCACTGATACAACCTGTCATTTCAATTTGTGTGATTTGGTCTTTGATATCTTGAATTTTCATATTATTCACTTTCAGTATTAGCTAATTTCCATAATGAACAGGAATCTGTATCCCACACCCATTGGTTAAGATTAATTTCGATACATAATGATTTAGGTGGTTTAAAACCACAGTAGTGATCATATGAACCGTTTTCTTGATAACGTGAATCAACATACTTACAATTAGAGCAAGTTTCAGATGGTGGTGGGCCCGGTTGCTTAATTTCAGACCATTTAACAAAAGGACCTTTAAGAACAAAATTCGTAGACAAACTACTACCAGACCAAAAACCTGTACACACTTGCCCTTTAACATCTATGATACGAATAAGCACGTCAACAGGGGTAAAATTATTAAAGGGGTGCCAGGTGGTCATGGTACACCTGCTGCAGTTAATAAAAAGGTCAAACCAAACATCGCACCAATGATTAAAAGAAGGAGAACAACCACCAGCACCTTGTGTTTTTTATCAGTGTTAGGGTGTTCGTCACCTAACCGCTCATTGATAGAACAGGGACACACAGGGGGAAAAAGCTCGTTAACATCCCACGACCTGTCACAACGCGTACAAACCATCTGGTCAGAACATTGTGTAGCACTACAAATATGTGGCATTTTAGTAACTCCCTTTTTACCTAATAAACGAATACCCGGACGCGTGTCACTCATGATTCAGTACCTTTCCATTTAACACCTTTGACACACCCTAATTCATCCCTAGCCGTTTTAAGAGGTGAGTTATTGTAGTGTTTGTTAACGTGATCAAAATCAGGATGTGTGCATGCAGAGTTGGTGCAAGCGTTGAAATGAATTAAATATTTACACCCGTCACACGGTTTATCAAACCTTTCTGTAATCAAATCAACGTGTGGTTCTATTACCTCTGTTATAATCGGTTTTAATGATGAGTTATAAGGTAGGTCATAAGGTAGGTCATACCTATATTCAGAGCCGATCGTAACGACAGGTTCCTTGTTAACCGTATCCTCTTGTGACGCTGATTCTTTTTGAACACACAGTTCTAATGACCAACCCGTGTCAGGATCACGTAAAACAACAGGTAATTCACCATCATATTTTTGAAGCTCTTTAATCAATATATCCACGGTGATCATACCACTACCCTCAATTTCCAGCGAGCGCCGCCATTACATTTAGACATTATACGTGCCATTGGCATAGGTGTGGCCCCGGCGTCCTTATCACTGTGGTCAAAATCAGGATGTGAACAACTGGTCTTGTCACTAGCTAAATACTCACAATCGTTACACTTGTTGCTTAATTTAGCGACTATGGGTTCAGCTTTAATGATTGCTTCACGGGCTGCAGCATACGGCCCACTCCAAACAGTCAAAGGGTTACGGGGTGCGTGCATCTCCATCATACCCTTAAGAGCCTCAAGCAAGTCAGGAGCAGCAGCTATCAAATAAGCATTAGCTTTATCAAACTGACTATTACAACGAAATTTTATAGGATGTGTCGTTTCTCGAAATAAGTCGCAAACACGTTGGTTATCGGTTTCAACGTACCAAAGTTTGTCTTTAGGATTACAGACTTTCCAAGGTTTAGGTGTATGGTGTGTCATTTTAAACAACTCCTAATTAATTATATACATGAATTACACTTATAATATATACATATATAAATACTGTCAACCTATTAAATAATTTAGTAATTTTCACGTAATTTAACCATTTTCAGGTGGTCGCGTCGTCCTCGCGTCGTCCCCGCGTCGTGGTCGCGTCGTCAAGACATATAATAACTTCAATCACTTACAGCGATTACGACGCGCTGACGAGCACGACGAGCATTTTCAAACCCCTCCTATATAACCCTTATATTTTATATAAATATGTATATATTATTTAACCTCTTTATCTCCTACTAACTTAAAAGTGAAGACGTCAAGACGTAAAAGGTATAAGTGATTGAAATAAAAAGAAAAACAGACGACGCGAGGACGACGCGAGACGACGCGACTACATGTAAGTTATTGATATCATTATGACGCGACTATTTAGGGTTATTTTATTATATATTAACATATATGAACACTAATTAATTACTATACAAATCCCCTTGTGACGGTATATATTACACCATGGCTAAAAACATATCCCTAGACCCTAGAACAGTTAAGAAGCTTGAGCGCGCATTGAAAACTCTCAATACAAGAGGGGTCGTATTCGCTCAAAGAAACACGCTCAATGATTTAGCTTTTAAGGCGCGTGATAAAGGACGTGAAGAGATTAGTGATAATTTCACTGAACGTAATAAATTCACTCGCAATAGCCTTAGAGTACGTAAAGCTCAAGGCCGTGATCTTGTGTCTGTAATGGGCTCAACACAGCAATACTTAGCTGACCAGGAAGAAGGCTTCACTAGATCACCAATCGGTATACCAACAAGTGCTGCAGCAGGGCAGTCAGGCAACAAGCGTACCAAGGTGGTTAAGAAGATCAACAGGCGGAATAGTGTACGCTTCAAGCGAAGGAATATTAAGGCTGCTAATAATAAACAATTGGTAGCTGCACAGATTGCTCTAGCTAAGCGTGATGGGGAGAGGTTTGCATTCTTATCTATCAATAAAGCTGAAGGTATATATAAGATAAACAAAAGTAATATACGTATGATATATGATATGAGTAGACAGAGTACAGTAACAGCAGCGACACCTTGGTTATCTAATACAGCAAAGAAGACAGGTCGTACTTCACAAGTACTATACGCACGTAACCTAACCAAGCAACTAAGACGTATAGGCTTTGTATAAATAAAAAAGGTACTGTATAGATGGGTATATGGTGCGATTTTGTCTTGGGTTCAG